TTTAGGGCTGGTATTTTAGAATTTGATGTTGTAAAAGATGAGATTATTGATTATCAGGAAGGTAATCCTGTTAGTTTTAGTATTAATGGTAAAACTGTTTTTAAAGGATATGTTTTTAAAAAGACTAGGGATAAAAGACAAGTTATTTCCACTGTTTGTTATGACCAAATAAGGTATTTGAAATCAAGAGACACCTATCAATATTCTTCTAAGTCTATGAGCGATTTATTAAAACAAATTTGTAGTGATAGAAATTTACAAGTTGGAGATATTGAAGACACTTCATATAAAATTCCTAAAAGGCTTGAAAAGAATCAAGAGTATTTAAATATGGTTAAGGTTGCAAATGATATAACCCTATCTCAAACCGGCAAAATTTATACACTTTTTGATGATTGTGGGAAAATTTCTTTAAAGTCTGCTGACAAAATGATTGTAAATTGTCCCATTAGCTATGACAATATTGTAGATTTTTCTTATGAAACAAGCATTGATGATGGAACCTATAATAGGGTTGTTGTTTATTTAACTGATGATGACGGTAGGCTTATTAAGAAAGTTGTAAAGCAAGATGAGAAAAACATTGCTAAATGGGGAGTGCTTGAATATACTCTCACAACAAACAATGCAGAAGACATTGAAAATAAAGCATCACAGATTTTGGAAGTTTTAAATAGAAAGTACAGAAGTCTTACAATAAAAGAAGCTATAGGTGATATTAGAGTTCGTGCAGGTTCTGTTATTCCTGTTGAGATGATGGCAATTGGGGACATTAATATTAATTCTTATATGCTTGTTGAAAAGGTCACTCATACTTTTTTTGATGATGCACACTTTATGGATTTGGAAGTCATGAATAAGGACATTCAAAAAATTGGTGATGTTGATGGCATTATTAATGATAAGGAAAAACAAAATAAAGGATCTAATGTAAGTGATTCTAATGATATTGGAAAGGCTGTAAGAAAATCTAAGAAGCTTGATGGTTCAACTGAATTACAAGTAAGAGATTTACCTAAGGCCAGCAATAGGAAGATGCAAACAATAGTAAATAAGGCTGAAAGCATGATAGGAACAAGAGCTTATAAGGGAAGATGCCAAGGCTTTGTTAGAGTTTGCTATGAATCTGCTGGAATACATGGAAGTGCTGGAAGTGCTAAGACTGCCGGTAATAAGTGGATTGTAAGTTCAAGCAGGGACAATATTCCTGTTGGTGCTGCAGTATATTTTAACAGTCCATATTCTCCACAATTTGGTCATGTGGGAATTTATGCTGGTAATGGAATGATGATTGATGCAACTGATACTACTGTCAAGAAGCATAAAATCGGTGGATGGTGGAAACACTATAGAGGCTGGGGATATCAAGGAGGTGTAGTTCCTAAGTAATGAATGATGAGATTTTAGATTTAAGAGGTGCTATTGATGAAATAGTCAATCAGAATTTAGGGAGAAGAATGAACTCTGAGATTGTTTATTGCAAGCTAATTTCTCTTGACCCTCTTGATTTTATTCTTGAAAACACTGACGAAGTACACATCAAAGAAGAGTTTTTAGTTGTGCCTAAGTATAGGCCCTTTACTAAAAAAGATTTAGGTAAGAAGTTTGTTCTCATTTCTAATGATGGGGGACAGACTTATTTTTATTTGTATGAAGCATCAGAGCCACAAGGATCCAATGGAATCCCTTATCACTTTGAAGGGACTCACGAGTTTATAAGTGGTGAAATGAAATGCACCTTACATGGAACTTGCCCTCATGGTGATGTTGTAGTTACTCATGGAAGTGTAGAATCATATAAAGGAAAAATTAAAGATGAGATGCACAAAAATCACATTAATGATTAGAGGGGATTAAATGATACCAGAGTTTAACAATGAATATGAGTATGGTGATGAAATTGAAATAATTCCGCAACCTTCTTTTACTCACAAGATGTGGATAGAAGAAGAGAGGGTCAAAAATTATATTTATGATGATTTAGAAGCTTTAAGGCAGATGATTTATAAATGTACTAATACTGAAAGAGGAGTTTATCCTATTTACCCAAGTTTTGGAGTTAAGAAGGAAGATTTATTTGGAAAAAGGAAGGAATATGCTTATATAGTTTTAACTAGAAGGATCACTGATGCCTTGATGTTAGATGACAGAATTGAAGATGTTTTTGATTTTTCTTATGTAAATGAATGGAGTAAGGAAGATAATCTTGGAATGAAATTTAAGGTTAAGACTATTTTTGACGATAAAGCAATTGATATAGAAGAGGTGATAAGAATTGGCTAGGGGAATTTATGAGCCTATCTTTGATGATAATACTTTTGAAAATGTCCTTGAAAGAAATTTAGATAGGATTCCAGATGAATTCGACAAGAGGGAAGGCTCTGTTATTTATGATGCGATTGCACCAATGGCAATTGAAATTTCTCTTTTGTATTCTTACTTGGATTTTCTTTTTAAAAATGCTTTTGGCGACACTGCTAATAGGTATTGGCTTATTGAAAGAGCAAAGGAAAGAGGGATTGAACCGTACAAGGCTACTAGATCTGTTATTATTGGACGATTTGATGCAAAACTTAATATTGGCGATAGATTTTTTATAGATGATATTTATTACACAGTTTCGAAACTTCAAAAAGAAGAAAAGGGACTGTTTTTTTATGAGCTAATTTGTAATGAAGAAGGATCTATTGGAAACAAAGAAGGTGGGAAATTAACACCGACAAGGACTATAAGAAATCTCAATTTAGCAGAGATATATAAACTAGCTATATTAGGGGAAAATGAAGAGGACACTGAAGATTTTAGAGAAAGATATTTTGAAACTATTAAGTCCATTGCCTATGGTGGAAATATTGATGATTATAGGAAAAAGGTAAAGGCTATTGATGGTGTTGGACTTGTGAAAGTCATTCCTGTGTGGAATGGCGGTGGGACAGTTAAATTAATTATTACTGATTCAGAATTTAAAGAGCCGACATCTGAACTTATTTCTAAAGTTCAAGAAATCATAGATCCCATACCTTTTCATCAAAAAGGTGTAGGAGTTGCTCCTATTGGTCACTATGTAACTGTAGTTGGTGCTAAGTCAAGGAAAATAAATATTACTTGCGAAATTTTAAAATCTAGAGATTCAAATTTAGAAGAAATAAAAAGAGAAATTAAAAGTGATGTAGAGGAATATTTTAAGGTTCAAAGGAAGAAGTGGGCAACTTATGAGAAAGTTGATTCTAATATTTATGTTGAAAATGATATTAGATTAGCAAAAATAACTAGCATAGTTTTAAATGTGGCTGATGTTATTGACTATGAAACAATTAAGTTTACAGATACAGATAAAAAAATATTTGAGCTTTCTGAAGATGAACTTCCTGTTTTAGGTGATGTCATTGTTACAGAGGTTAGAAATGGATAAGAAATTTAATGTTGATGTAAATAATATTAATTTCCACGAACTTGAAGATGTGATTTCTATAAATCGTGATGTGGATATAGGTAGGCACCTGCCACAGGATATTATTGGGAAAGGTGCTGAATTTACTAATATAAGAGTCAGAGAAAATATTGAGCTTTCTAATCTTTGGGCGAAACTCAATTCTTTGATGGAAAATTTATATATTGGATCAGCTGAGAAACTTGGACTAAGTGCTTATAAAAAGTTAATTGATGATGAGAATATAAAGGGTGATCTGGAAGTCCAGAGAAAAAAGATTTATGCCCTTTGGAATATGGCCAGAATTTGGACTCACAGAACTTTTGAAGAGTGGTTAGATTTATATTTAGGTAAAGAAAATTATGTTTTATCTCTAGACTATGATAAATATGGAATTGAGATACTGGTAAATATAAAAGAATCATTGAACTTAGAACTTGATGATTTTCAAAAGAAAGTTAGGGATATAATTCCTGCTAACTTGAAACAGTTTATAAGAATTAAGTTTATTAGAGACCAGAAAATATTTTATGGAATGTACGGGCAAAAGGCCAAGAAGGTTACTATTATGGCAGTTAAGCCTGAGGACAGGGTCTTTAATTCACCTACTTATTATGGGATTGGTGAGGTAAGAAAGAGGCTCAAGAGAAAGGCAATTATGCCGGATGTGTGGACTGTGGATGATGTGGGAATGATGAAGGAGATTGAAGACGGAAGTGAGGTGGACATGAAGTATGACAGATAATTTAAGGGACTTGCCAGTGAGTAGGACTTTAAAGGACAAGTGGCTCTTATCCTGGGATGAAACACAGCAAAAATTTGCTAGGGTATCGCCTAAGATGTTGACTTCAACTATTTACACAGAAGATGGGACTCCTCTTGATGAACTTTTAAAGGTTACACCTTCTGAACTTGCCAAAATGGTTGAGGATATTCTGGAAGGTGCTCCTGAAGCCTACAATACTTTTTTAGAAGTATCTCAAGCACTAGAAGAAAATAAAGATTCCATAAGTGAAATCTTTAGAGAGATTTCTAAGAGGATTGTAAGGCCAGATGGTGGTAAAATTGGTCAAGTATTAAAACTTGATGATAAGGGCAAGCTTGTCTTTGCTGATGACCAAGATACTATTTATGAGCACCCTTTAAAACACTCAGCTGAAATGATTGAAACTAATGAGAATAGAAGCTTTGTTAGTGAAAAGGAGAAGACAGCCTGGAACAATAAATTAGATAAGGATAGCTCACTTAATGAAAATAAGATTTCTTTACAGAATCGCGAGGATTTATTAAAGAATATTTTGGAAGAAATATTAAAGTTTAATACTTCTATTAAAAATTCTATTGGAAGTCCTAATGGTATAGCAAGTCTTGACGGAAATTCAAAAGTTCCCCTAAGTCAATTGCCTGATGAGGCTTTAAGGGACACTACCTATGATTTAAGCTCCTATGCAAAAACAAAGGATATAGAAAAAACTTATGCAGAAATAGCTGCTTTAAATATCTTGAAGGATGCCATTGAAAAGAAACTAGAAGCTTATAGCAAGAGAGTGGATTTAGAAAGTTTTGATAAGGCTATAAAAACAGAATTAGACAAGAAGGAAGACGCAATTCACAGGGGTGCTGCCAATGGCTATGCATCTCTTAATGATTTGGGGAAGGTGCCAGAAGATCAACTTCCAGAAAAGGCTCTTAAAGTCTATGACCTTGGTCCTTATGCAAAGACTGAAGATGTGAAAAAGACTTTTGCCACCAAGGAAGAAGTTGTCGCAGGGAAGCTTGATTACATTCCTGAAGATGTGTCAAATAAAGGAAAGGCAGGAGGCTATGCAAGCTTGGGAGATGATGGGAAAGTTCCATCTTCACAGTTACCATCTTATGTTGATGATGTCTTAGAGTTTGCTTCAAAAAGTAATTTCCCGATTCCTGGTGAGCAAGGAAAGATTTACCTTGACCTTGCTACAGAAAATATTTATAGGTGGTCAGGGTCTACTTACACAGAAATTTCTCCATCTTTAATCACTCAGGCTGACATAGAAAAGCTTCGAAATATTGAGGAAGGGGCACAGAAAAACAATGTAACTGGGGATATGATTTCTAAATGGAATGGTAAGTGGGATTCTGCCTATGGTAAGAACTTATCCAGGGGCAAAACTAGGGGCTATAAAACTTCTAGCTTGTGGGTTGCTTTATCTAATTATAGGGACCTTGAGGACTGGATTGGGGACCTTTGTCAAAGGACTGAAGAACTCAAAGAAGAGCTTGCAAAGAAGCCAGATGTGGTTGAAATGAGCTTAGCTGACTATGAGGCCTTGGAGACAAAGAAGCCCAACACCATTTATGCCATAGATTAGGTGGTTGTATGGATTTTAGAGGTAAAAAACAAGTAATTATAAATGGGAAGGCAAAGAGCAAGCTCTTTTACGAAGGGCAAGTTATTTGGTCTAGGATGAGAAGCGACTTTTCTGTAAATTTAAAAAATTTAAGAGAAGATGAAGACTTTGAAGGCCTATATGATGAGAGAAAGCAGGCAATGAGAGTATGAGAAAGGAAGAATTATGCAAAGAGGACGTTATTATTTAACGGAAGCAGGCAGGGACCTGTTGGCACTTTGCCAAACAGGAGTTGAATTGCGATTTACCAAAGTTTCTGTGGGTGATGGAACAATCACAAGTACAGAAGA